TGCACAGACAAAGAAACATTGGTACGATTTGTATTGCCGTTTTTATCAACAGATTTAAGTGCCGACACACCCACAGTAACTCTAACCCTATCGATATTTGGATCGGTGATGGTTCTAGTAATTGGTGTGCTTTTTTTTACCTGTAAATTAATGGGAATTTCGTTTTCTGTGTAAGAAAAACCCAATAATGGCTCTTGAGTTTGCGTACCTGCTACCCACTCCGCCTCGAAACCCTTAAAATTATATGAACCGTCGGGAGCTTGAACCGGGGTATCATTTAGAAATATACCTTGAAGATCGCCGACTAACCCTTTGATTTGCCCCTCGCCCCACATGTCAATGATTCGTAAACACTGGTGGGATTTAAGATTGTCAGGCGCTTCATACGGTGTTTTTGCTTTTTTTGAGCCCTTACCCATTTTTTTTGCCTTTTCCTATTGATGGTCTGCCGATTGATATACGGTCAGAAGTTGCAGAGACATTGTCTTCAAGAAGTTCTAAGCCTTGTGATAAAACTTTTGAACCAATTTTCATTCGCCCATAAATGAGAGGAACGGGACTATAGTATTATCCAAATTGGAGAAATAAGTGTTTCTATTGCTTTCACTCGATTTTATTTTAGTTTTTGGCATTTTTGTTAGCATCTGTGCAACACCGCCAATCATCATCCCAATACCTGCTGCCATAAGTGCACCACCACCACTCCACGAAGTCAGCGCGCCTACAACAACCATGATTGCACCAGCAATAAACTGAAATATGCCGCCATTTTTAGCGCCAGCGACTTTTGGTACGATATGAATCACTGCGTTTTCAGGTAATCGACTATGTAATCCGAATTGTAAATTATCTGTCGTCATATCGACCCCATTTATACGAACTCGGAACCAACCGTCTATAATTCGCTGTTGTAGCCCTTTAATTTGGCAACACAGCCCCCTCAATCCTTCGGCGGCTGTTTCGATATTCATATCGAACTTATCGCCATATTGTTTAAGATCGCCATAAAGCCGAATTTTTGCCATTTTTTATGTCTCCATATTGAATGCGTATAATCCATCCAAAAACCGCCGTACATATCTCGTTTAGATAGACGATTTGGACAGTGATGTAAGATTTGTTGGTTGCCTATGTAGATGGCTGCATGGTTAGGTGTTGATGAGCCGAGACAAATGATGATGATATCGCCTTCTTGCAGTTCTTGCGCATCAACTTGCTCAAACCCGTTTTGGGGCAGTAAATCTAGATAGAGGTTTTGACCATTGTGCCACCAATCGTCTTGACGCTCATAGTCTGGTAGTTCAATACCTGCGAGCATATAGGCGTCACGTACTATTGTTAGGCAATCGATTTTTCCGTGTTCAAACTCTCGACCTAATAATGGTTTTATATATCTAAACTTATGAATTTGGTTATCACATAACAGCCACCAATCTAAACCTGTATTCTGTTGATAAATTTGATCAGCCTCACTAAGAATTGGCTCACCGTCAGGATGAGAATGTACAACTGCAGTAATCTCACCCTTTTCTTCAGCTTTTATCCAATCATCAGGGGATATTTCAAATGTTTTTGTCGGTGTTGTTGATATGTTGTTGCATGGCATGTACGTTTTATTGTCAATAACCAAACCGCAGCATTCAGCCTCACCGCATTGTTTAGCGTGATTGAGTATCTCTTTTTTCATTATTTAACCTGATTTTTAGGTATATTTAAGGGGGAAATAGATTTGTAATTATTGAGTTTTAACTAGGATAATTTTGCAGCAGTAGGAAAACCACCAAATGGTAGAATACCGTTTTGACCAAACCTGAGTTTACATCCAACAACACAACGACTGCACTTATCTTTGGTAATATCATTAGTCGGCTGATCGAACTCATCAGCAACTGCGCCACCTGTATATCCGCATTCAGCACTACGATATATCCAGCTACAAGTATTTGCAATAATAACTCGAGCTGGTATTAGCGCACCATCCGTCTCGCACGGTAAAGCAAGTGTAAACGTGGCAATTGAAGATGGCTGACTAACTTGTTCGATTACATATTTTGAAACTATTTCACAATACGGATCAGCAAATTTATTACCGTTTTTGAAATTAACAGCATCAAGATGCTTAGTTGCGCAAATCTATTACCGTTTTTGAAATTAACAGCATCAAGATGCTTAGTTGCGACTTCATGTCGAGTTACAATAGCACCTATCATGCCCTCATAGCTCTCAATCAGTCCATTTAAAATACCCTGCACATTACTTGCTGTCAGCTTTGGTCGGTTACTTGTACCTTGTCCGTTCTTTTCAAATCCCTCAGCTTTAATCGGATACGGTTCATATACATTACCCTGCCAAGTTATAGGTCGACGTAGCTCATTCAATCCATTGTGAAAGCGCAAAATTGTTTTATTACCAA